TGACAACACAAAACTGCGTAGGAAACGAAATGCGTGGCGAAATATCGCAATCTTATCATCATTATTATTCATAGCCAAATGAAAGCACTGCAAGAACTACTGAACAAAAACGGGGCAAACCTGAAAGCGGATGGGGTTATCGGCCCGAAATCAACCGAAGCACTGGCCAATTACATAGCCAACGAATTGAAAAAACGCAAATGGCTACCGCAATATCACGGCATTGTATGGCTTCGCACCGATGACAAGCTGACAAACAAGTTCGATGACTTCTGTGTAGTGTACAAATACGGGCAGATCGTGTATGTTTGCCCTGCATCTACAACCGCTGGTGACTTTTATGTGTACAATCCCCTCACCGTTGGTGGTATAAATGGCACTGCGGTAGCCGCTGAACAGCAGGTTGTTGGCTCACACCGCTTTGTAACGGGTGCAAAATGGTCTAATTTGTGGTTAGGTGCGCCATATTTTCAGCAGATTTTACCCATTACCATCTACCGGGATGGCAACAAAGACAGAAACATAGACAAAAAAACCACACAATTTGGGTTGTATGGTATCAATTTTCACCGTGCCGGGCTTGGTGACTGGGTAAATAAGTGGTCAGCAGGGTGTCAGGTTGTACCTGATAAGCACTGGTTCGAAATTGTGAAGCGATTTAATCAGGGGCAGACCATTGATTTCACACTATTTTGCACATTCGGATAAGCAAAATTTGCGAAAATTGCTCATTCCATTGAGCAAAATTACTCAATGCTTTGCGTAAAAACTATCTGTGGACATCCACCAAATTGATCAAATGCTCTATTGAAAACTTGACAATGTAAGTCAACTCACCGCATACGATAATGGTCAGCGGCTTTTTTGATGTGCTTCGGTTGTCGGGCATCATGCAGTCAATTTTGTACAAACAGACAGGAAATGTCGGCTCTTGATACAAATCAACTTCCGAAGGTGCAATCCCCATTTCATAAAGGGCATCTTCCATTTCATCCCCTGCAATAACTTCCAAACATAACGGAGTGTGAAACATTAGTACACCCTCCCCTCTATAATGCGGTAGTTTTCTACGTGGAAGTTTCTATTTGGAAGCACGGTCACGATTGCGCCCCCATGATTTTGTTTTATGTAGCCGTAGGGATTATATTCAGGGGTTAACGTGCAATGACACCCAGTTGAGAAACAAACAATCTCGTCACCTTTCAGGTTGTTTTCGTGGTGGCTTGATGTCTGGTGGTGGTGTCCGATCAGCAGCGAACTTTTCGCCCTCATAAATGCACCACGTGCCGGGTTAACCGGGGCCATAATTGACTTTTGAAATTCGTGGCCGTGCAGGATGTCCAGTTTACCAGCCTTTATCCGTTCCCTGAACACCACTTTGATGTCGTACTTTTTAAGATGCAGTTGTTCTTCAAGGGTGATACCATCCAAATCTTCAATGGCACGGGCATTGCTTAACAAATAATGGCGCATCCTTTCTTCGTGGTTTCCGAATTTGTACCAAATGGGTAGGGTTGGAAACTCCTCACGCAGCAACTGGAAGAAACTTCGTGTCATGATTAACTCCTCACGGATGCTTGGCCGTTTGGTTTCCTGCAAAAATCTGCTCACCATGTACATATCAATAATGTCACCGTTCAGCACAATCCCTGTGATGCCTTTTTCCTTGCCGTATTCAAGTGATGCTTGGATTGCAAGTGGGTCATGTTCAGGGAAGTGGATGTCGGACATCACAAGGTATTTTCCTGATGGCAGCACCACATCCTTTCGGACTGGCAGCTTTGTGTAAAGCCCAAACTTTTTCAGGCCTTCTTCGATTGTAGATTTACCGGGCATATTTTCAGTGTGTTTTTTACCATACTTTTGGTTGCCAAGTGAGTTAGTGCATTTACGTATAGTGTTACGCACAGCGTTAACGCTTGGCCATACACCGGGGTTTTGTTCGTAAATAAGTTTGGCGAGTGTTTGTTTTGGGAGCATCAGCTGCCCATCGAGCATGTGCTGATGCATTATGCTCTTGACGATTTCTATTTTAGTCATCTTTCTATAAAAGTAGTTAGCCCCTGCGATTGCTAACATCCACCAAAAAGTCAATGAATGCTAACAAGGCAGGGGCAATATACAAAACTAATCCAAATACCATCTAATTTGTAAGGGCTGTGCCGTTCAATTCATCCTGCCACACCCTGATTTTGAACCAGTCATCCACGCTGGGGATGTCATCAGGCATTTGGCTGTAATCGTAGGGATGTGCTTCTGTGGCTTCATCCTCGCATGGTGGCTGCCATTGTTCTATTGACTTGGGGGTTTCACGTCTATTCAGCATGACCAATCTCCTTTAATGCTATGGTGTCACTTCCTGCGACATAAACAGCAGGTTGAATGATATCCCCATCATCGGTAACCGGCAACACCCCTTTTTCTTCGGACTTGTATGCCCACTTTGCCATATCTTCAACGGTTGCAAGTTGATTTTTTGCAACAACCCATTCATCCAAATGGTCAAACTTCCACCGCCCAGCACCTGCCCGGCACTGGATTTCAAAACCCATGTGGGTGAAAGTCTTGCCGTACATCTGTGCTTCGTTTATGGCTTGTGATTGTATCTGCTCCTTTGCCGCTTTGATTTGCTTTTCCAACCGGGTGAGGTGGCAGAACGCATCCAAAGCGGATGCGTTGCCTTCCTCAACATCAAACATCAATTTAACTACATCTGTCATAGCGTTATTTTTATTGCGCCCCACAAAATTGAAATCTCTTTTGTAGATGCTGATTTAACAACTGGCTGTACTTGTCTTGGCTGCCTTGTTTTTTTGGCAGATAAACTCAACTGTAACTGCTCTTTGGTTTTGCGTTTTTTTGCAAGATGCTTTTTTGTGGAAACCTTTTGAATTTCCTTGTTTTTCTGCATCAGGTTAAAAGCATCGTCAATAGTTGGTGGGCTTGTCATTATTGAATAATTATCACTTCCTGTAAAGTTTAACAACTTGCATGACTGCTGTGTGCGGTGACTTATTTTATGCTTACCAGTTAAAAATTGGTCAGCTTTTATGCCTTTGTAAACGTCTTTCAAAAAGTCATAAAATTTACTTACACTTGTTGTTCTCATGGCTTCAATATTATTACCTCTTTGAAATTACCGAGATTAACCCACTCCACCAGCTTTGTCAACTTGTCCTGCGCCCAGTCGGGAATATACTTGTCATTGCACTCAATGAATACTTTGGGGTAATCGTACAGGCATCGGCCCAAACCAAACTGCACAGCAGCCCTTTTCATCGCATCGGATATTCCGCCCTTTTCAGGTTCGATGTTTGTCTTGGATGCACCATCTTCACGAGTGATTATTTGACCATCCAAATACACGGTCAATCGGCAGATAAAGCCGTTGGTTATCTCCCTGAACTCCGATGTCCAATTTGTCGGCCCGAAAGCAGCGTCAAAGCGTTGCATTACACAGCGATTGTTGATGTACGGCACGACAATCATTTTGCCTGTGCTGGTGACTGATTGCACCCGCCATTCGATTTCATTTGGCTGAATAGGTGCGGTTAGTGTTTCATTCATATCCTTGGAATATTAAAGTGTTAGTTTAGTTTTTGCCTTGTTATTTTAAATTGTCGGTTTGAATTGTGCCGAAAATCCTGATTAAGGTTGGCAGAATTTCAGCAGGGATGCTGACGCATTTGCGGCCATCTTGACCGGGTGCGAATTCCTGAATGAAATAAATGGTGTTGCTGTCATCTTCCCAATCAATGCGATAGGTGACATCATCGTGTTCAAATTTGGCAGAATAACTGCCTGTGTGTGTGACTTTTATTTGTGTTTCCATGTGGCAAATATAGTATAAGTTTTTATATTTTCAAACTTTCTGCAATTTTTTTTATCAGGTCATCCGAAATCGGTTCAGCTTGAAATCCTTTCTTCCGATATTTTTTGAGTGTCTTTTCAAGTTCGTCATCAGGCACTGGCTCAAAAGACATCATCTGGTCTTTCCAATACACAACCGTTTTATATCCACGTTCTTCCGTTGTCATAATTAAAACAATGTCATGATTTTTTTATTCAAATCTATTTTCCATAAATTTATGTCGTTACTTGCCTTAAATCCAACATGATTTAATTTGCCTTTCTCCCAAACAGCATAGTTTTCAAATCCTAATGCTTTCCAAAATTTATTACTTTCTAAATCTTGTCTGCATCTCAATGTAAATCCAATTCGGTAAAATTTTTCACAAAATTGTTTGCATACATCTAATAATGCTGAACCATAGTATAATCTCCTTGCATCGTTTCTAACTGCTATTTGTTGAATTTTAGCATATTGATATGTAGATTTACCCGGAGTAATTAAAACATATCCAACTGCATCATTATTTGCTTCACAGATTAAAACAATAAAATTTCTTTCACCACCAAAAACATATTTTTCCCATATTGTTTTTTGTATAAATCCTACTGCATTAGAATTTTCCTTTTGTAATTTATCAATTAACAACATATCTTTAATTGTAGAAGTTCTAACAGATATATTTTTAATTGGGTCATTATAAAGTATATTTATAATTCCAGTAGAACAATCAAACTTGCCAAGGTTCATACCTTATCGGGTGCGTTATTGCTGAACGGCTGTTAAATTACACCTGATAGGGTGCATTCATAATATCAAAAGCCGTGTCAATTACTTGCTGTTCCTTTTTGCTTTTGTACTTGCTACTGCTGTTCAATGCCTTTATCACGGTGGCATAACTTGCCACACCTTTACAGGCATCAACAACCTGCATTTTCATCCCTTTACGGGCGTGGGTGAGAAAGTATATTCGTTTTTCTTCGTGTGTCATATCTTGTGTTTATATTCAGGGTTGGTCGTTTCTTTTTTAGTTGCGATTTTCAGCAGGATAAGGTAGCCGATAAGGTCATTCAAAGTGTCTTCATCAGGTGCTTCCATCCCGGTTGTTTTGATGCGGCTCAACTTGTCATCAATACGGACAAGCAACTGCTCGGTGGTGGATGCCTTGCTGAAAACTCGCACTGGTTCGAGTGCGGAGTTTCCATACTTGGCATTTTTTTCCACCAACATTGAGCAGATTTGGTCGCAGGTTTCAATGATTTTGTTCTGCATCAAAATGGAAGGTCATCAGTTGCACTTGCTTTCGGCTCGGATGTTACATTTTTGTAACTTACATTTTTAGCACCCCCAACATAGGTTGCAGGTTTCTTCGCTTCCCGTTCTTCTTTTGACTGCGACAGGGCAATGTAATGGGTTTCTCCGAACTTTCCTTCGGCTTTTCTTTCAGCACATACGAGCTTGATGTACTTCTTTCCGTTCTTGGCGGTGGTGATTGCCTCACTGGGCAGGTCACTTAAACATATATCGAGTATTAACATGGTGCAAATATAGTAAATTAAACTTTAATTTCAATCAATGTTGCAAAAACATTCAAAACTTTTGTCACCATCCCAAAGGCCGATTTGATTTTGAGAACGTGACCGCAATGCTTCATAGCTAATTTCTTTTTTCCATTGGTGTCCGCTTTGCATTTCATTGCTAATCCACCAATCAAATAATTCGGGTTTTTCTTTGGCTATTATTGAGAGTTTTCCTTTGCCTTTCAAAAAGCAGCAATCACAATTCCCGTATGGTTCATTGACTTGCAAATCAAAATCTTGTTTTTTCCACCAATCCAAAACATCTTGCTTTGTAGTTTTCCATTTAACCAACGGCAATTCAACATCGTCTTGAACCTTTGACCATCTGCGTGGCTCATCGTATCGAATGCCGTTAAATGATGTGTAATCAGTTATGCCAATACTTTGCAGATAGCGTTTGAGTGTGTTTATTTTTAGTTCAGTTGTGCAAAACCTAAACTGCATATTTGGAATGCCACTTGGTCTTTGTTCTAAAAGTTCTTGGAATGGCTGTCCATTGCGAGATGCAGTTGCATAATCCACAACCACAAATGTTGCAGGTTTGCGATATTCAAGCCATACCAAATTTAATCCCCAGCGGACATCACATTCATTTATGAAGTCAAGTGTTTGTGGCATTTCTTTTCCTGTGTTTTGAAACGTGACGATGTAATCTTGCAATCCTTCATCAATCAATCGCTTTGTCATGTATGCAGAAGTTCTGCCACCTGAAAAGTTTATGACATTTATCATGCTACAAAGTTTTGATAAGCATTTTTCACCGCTTCCACCTTCCGGGCAAATGATTTGTCAAAAGTCATCAGGTTGTCCACCGTTTCAATGCTGTGTATCATTGTAGAGTGATCACGGCCACCGCATAATTGCCCGATTTTCTGCAACGATAACGAAGTTTTATGCCGCAAAATCCAAATGAATATCTGCCGCAATTCCAACATCTCACGTTTACGGGATTTCACCTTGATAAATTCGGGTTGGTAATACGGAAATACAGACCTGATTGCAAGGTGTGTGGCCTTGATATGCTCATCATCCTTGTCAATGTCCTGTACTTTTAGCACGGTTTCCAATTCCCTGATGCGAATTTGCTGGTGTCTGATTACTTCTTTCATTCTGTCAATTTCACTTTGACGAAATGTTGTCCTGCTGTTGCGCTGTGGTGCTTTGATTTTTATTCTCATGGTGCAAATATAGTTATTTATATTTAATTAAAAAATGTATTCAACTGTTTTACCCATAAAATTGCATTGCAGCGTTCCGGTCATCCCATTACGGCACTTGCTTATGATAAGTTCAGCGTTTTCAAGTTCGGGCGGGTTGCCACCATTCTTTTGTGCTTCGTAATAATCAGGGCGGTAAGGGAATAACACCGTGTCTGCATCCTGTTCTATCGCACCGGACTCTCGTAGGTTTGCCAATTTTGGTCGGCTGTTTCCTTCCTCTGTACCCCGGTTTAACTGCGACAATGGCATCACCGTGCATCCACATTCTTTCGCAATGAGTTTGCATTGCCGTGATATGTTGGCTATTTCCTGTTCCCGATTTTTACCACCTGTGCTTTTGACCAACTGCATATAGTCAATGATTACCAACGTTGGTTTCACCTTCATCGTCTTTATTCGGGTTTTGATTTGAGCAATATCCAGCATGGTGCTGTCTTCAATTTGAAATTTGTAATCAATGAGCAGTAATTCACGGGCAATGTTTTCCAACTCAAATTCATTGACATCAGCGTTACGCACTTTCAGGTTGTCCACCCGACCAAGTGATGAAAGTATGCGGTCTGCAAGTTGTTCCTTTGACATTTCCATACTGAACATTATAACCCTGCCACCCAGCTTTGCATGGGCAATCCCGATGCTGACTGCGAATGCTGTCTTACCCATTCCGGGCCGACCTGCAACCACCACATTTTCACCCGGCACAAAACCACCGATATATTTATCCAATTTTGTAAACCCGGTGGGCAATCCAATGGTTTTGATTTCTGCCTTGCTTCGCTTTTCCAAATTGTCGAAGCGGTCACCGAGTAAAGTGATAAGGTCAACAGCTTGTCCGCTTTCGTTGAGTTGCAATTCGTCAATAGTTTTTTGAACTTCCGACATGGACTGCATTATTTCACTTCCGTTGGTCAGGTCATTGACAATTTTTGTCAAGTCAATAGTCAGCGTTTTGCGGATGTACTCCTGATGCAACATTGCCACCATTCGGCTAATGCTTTCGCCTGTGTAGTAGTTGTTTAACCCTGCGATGTCCATCGCCATGTCACGGTGCTTCATTACCACCGCCACGTTGTCAATATGCTCGTTGTTCAGGTACATTGCCTGAATGGTTAAACATAGAGTGCGGTATTTTGGCACGGTGAACCATTCGCTTCGTACTGTTGCGGTAAGGTCAAGCTGCTTACCTTGCAGCCATGTTCCGAGTATTTGTTGTTCTATCATGTTAAAAAGTTTTCTTTGGGTGTGCGGTAAACGTCTGCTGTGATTTTCTTGCTGTCAGAAGATAGCCAATTTTTTGCGGTAAGGTATAGTGACCTTTTGTTTGCAATGCCTTTCCAGTTTTCTGCCCTGTCAAGAATGTCATCAATTTGGTCAATGGTATAGCCATCAGCAATTAGCTTGTCAACTTCTGCCCGTTTGATTTCCAAATGCAAAATTTTACGATATATATCTTTATTGTCATTATCATTTACATTTACATTATCAGTAACATTAACATTTACATTAACAGCTTTTTTTGCTTTCGTTTGCTTTTCCAAAAAACCATTTGCTTTTTTTGCTTCTGTTTGCTTTTTAGGTCTACCGCCTAACTTTCCACTTTCACTACGTTTTCCCCTAACTTCATCCCAATGACGTAAATCCCTTTTTAACTGCATCTTAATAGGTTCAAATGCAAGTTGCAATACAAGGTCATCAGTTACCGGATTTTCATCGTTAACGTATGCGAGAATGTGTTTTATCAATC